TCTTCTTAGTCGCAGTAAGGCGACACAGAAGGCCTAGGGCCTGCCAGGCTCTAGGACTTAGGTGTCGCACCTGCTGACTTAGTGCCAACTCCACTAGTCGAAGATTTTATCTTCGCCATATTGGAGGCTGTTTCAGACGCCCGCTCTGCGTCCTCTTCAGCCTTTTCCGCCAATACGGCAAGATCAAGTTCTTCGGCCTCAGCTTTCTTATCTACTTGTTCTACAATCTCAAAATAAGATCGTAGCTTAACGACGTCTTCGATTGATGGGTTTGGTCCCCCATAATCGCGGAGTCCTAAGCACTCGAATAAACTTCGAGTGTACAAGATAGCAAAGAGAGCCTGGGCGCCGGTCATTGCCTGTGCTTTACGAATTGGGAGGATTCCGTGCATCTTTGGGATGACACTGACCTCCAAGTCTTTTATTAGCTCTATAAGAGTCTCGTAAGGGTACTTGGGATACGAATACGTATCGCCGTTAGCCACAGTAAATCGGACATACCCTGTCTGATGTGTGGTTTCGGCAATAGCGATATTCATCTCGCGCTCCTCCGCCGCGATGATTTTATCCTCAAGTGCTCCTAGTACAGGAATCCAAGAACTAAAATTGGAGACTAGGTTCCAGGTTTGGTCAGCCATTGTTCGCATAACGGTGGACGCTTGGGCCAGAGATTTATCTCAGGCTCGAGCTGCTACAGTTAGTCGGACAGAATCACGTGCTATAGTTTCGCCCAGGGCTCGGGATCCAGCAAGAACAACCAGTTCTTGAATGGTTTCCTGGCCTCCGGACAACTCAACTTTGCTGTTAAACGCCTTTAGTAGCATAGCTACTTTTGACGCTAACACATCGTTTGAGTCACCTCTATGAGGGATAGCATGTATCATATAAGTTCGTTGTACAAGGTATTTGACAAACCTGTCTTTACCATGGTACAAAGACTTATATAATGATTCAAATGACCCGGGCCCATCAATCGACGGCAGCGTATAACCATGGTTGGTCATATCTACCATAAATTGATAAGTTAGATGTCATTTTCTTAGCACCGTGAGGAATCCGTTAAGAGAGAATGGAGATATTTCTACTCCTTTATATCATCTCTTGGCGAATTCGAAAGTGTCCGCTGAGCTATGGGTCTTCATAGGGGAGAATGGTATTCCAAACTCTTCTAGAAGCTTCATATATTCAGTCGCGACACCACGGTCCGCTATGACAATGTCATCTCCCAGCAGACTATATAAGCGGAAATTCTTGAGGCCGCACTTGCTTGCTGCAAAAGCTACAAGTAAGTGGTGGCTAAGAGAAAAGACGCCTCAAGAGCTATATGCTCCCATAGGTTGTCCCGCTGCATAGTACACTGGGTGTTTAACTAATCGATGATGGAACGGGTAATCGACTAAAATTTGTCTTCACGCTTTTGCGTAATCCGGGGTAGTGAGGATAGATAGTACTTTCTCTTGTAACGCGATCGGAAATCGATCGGTTGCAGAGGAAAGGTCCACACTAAAATATGGACCTTCCATCTTGGAGAGGGATTTAACTCCATCTCCTTGATTGAAAGTATAATCTGACTCTAAGGATTCTAGGATCTTAAATATGTGCTTATGTAGAGGATAAAGCGCTTGTTGGGACCAATAATCCAATATCCCAAATATACGCGATTTACCCTCTTTGTCCGCTTTTACACTTAACTTTCTTAAATGGTTCGATTTCTTCCTTTCGAATACATCAAGCAAAGTCTTGTGAAACTGTGGCCTAGAGCGGTACATATCTAAAACCTGAAATACAGTCTTCAAGCGAGGTTCTACAATTAGAATCTGTTCTCTCAATTCCTTTGGAAGATGAAGGAAATCTCAGTAAGCGGTCACTATAGCTGGGCCATTAGGTCCAGACTTAGTTGACCAGTGAAAATTTAACTTTTCACTACTAAGTTTTTGAAAGTTCAGTTTCTTAAATGTGTCCTTGCGCTCTTTCATGTAAGAAAGAGCGAAGTCTGCAAAGTCAGAAACTTGTTCATCGGTAATAGTAGGTTTTGTTTGAATTGGGGTTAAGTCAAAACTCCACTTATCTCCGAGTATGGCCCTTGACACTGTCAGAAGTGTTAAGCACAGCCTATAAAGCTCCGGAGTCGGAGAATTGGCTAAATGTTCTCTTAACAAGACTGGTAATGCCAGAGGGATACCAAGTTTATCTAACCCCACTCCCGGTACTCTGGCTGAATCAATTGGTTCCCCGGCTATGAATTTAGTACAAGCGAGTCTCGCAGCTTTAAAGTAAGAAGCTGTAAATTCG